TTTCCCAGTCACGATCGTTGCAGAAGGTTTCTATTGGCCCTGTTCCGGCAGGGCCTTTTTTATTTAGCCGCAGAAGGATAGGCAAGTGAAGGAAAGTTTGTTTCCACAGATTTCCCTCCCTCTGAGTAACGCAACGGGGGTGGACGATATTCCCGATGCTGTCCTAGGAAACAAGCCAACCCTGCACGCGGCAATCATTCTGGGAATTGAGGTATCGGGCCTTCAGGACGATCAGATTGCGAGCTTTATGGGCATCACACCGGGCAACTTCTCGAAGTATCGCTCCGGCAAATACAACTGGCCGACCAATGATCTGCCGTCGCTGTGCGAGTTTCTTGGCAACAAGATTCCGCTGCGCTGGTGGGCGCTGAGAACCGGCGATGAACTTGTACCTCGCAAATCAACCCTTGAGCAGCAACTGGAAGAGGCAAGGGCGGCTCTGGCCGAAGAGCGGCGGCGCAACGAAACAATCCTTGAGTTTGTGCGCCAGACGAAATGAGCCGAGCGATTCGAGAATGGGCGTTAATCATGGTGGGCATGTTCTCACCCGTGATTCTGGCAATCGCCTGTTACGCCTTCTACGCGTATCTCGAAAACAAACACTACGAAGCCCAGCCCCTGCATGAGGTTGAGCTAGACATTCGCCCCAAAGGGTTAACCGAGAACTGGTTCCTTTGCGGTCACCACGGAATCAACGAGACCGGGCAGTACTTGGATTGCATGAACGGTCTCCAGGCACGAATAGATTTCTAACCACTGACGGAGATCAGGGATTGAAGTGGTTCAAGCATGACGCAGATGCGAACAACGATGCGCGTCTACTGAAGGTTCAGATTAAGTACGGAATGGAGGGATATGGCCTCTATTGGTACTGCCTTGAGCTGATCGCCCACGGTGTTGACGAAGGAAATATCACGTTCGAGCTGGAGCATGATTCTGAGGTTATCGCACACAAAACCGGCATTCACCACGAGCGCGTGCAAGAGATGATGACGTTCATGGTTAGGCTCGGCCTGTTCGAGAATAGTCGCGGCGTCATTACTTGCATGAGGATGGCAAAAAGGCTTGATCAATCAATGACTTCCAACCCGCAAATGAGAAAGCTGATAAAGCGGGCAAGGGAAAATCATGACGAAATCATGACTGAGTCATGCCCAGATAAGACTAGATTAGATAAGACTAGATTAGATACTAGAGGGGCACGCAAGCGTGCGCCCCAAGACTTTGCGCTCACTGAGAAACAAATCCAGTGGGCTGCAAACCTCGGTTTTTCGATTGACGAAATCGAACTGCAAACCGAGACCTTCAAAGACCACGAATTCAAATCTGCCCGCAAGGACTGGAGCGCCGTTTGGCGTAACTGGATGCGGCGGGCGCTGGAGTATCGCAATGAAAAAACTCAGCGAGATCAAGATTCCAACTTCGGGAACAAGCTCAACAGCCTCCGACGAAAGGCCGGACTTGAATAGGGCGCTCGCAGTTTGGGTGCAGCTTGCCGAGATTTTTGGCAATGCGTTTCTGCGCGAGCATGGTGACGAACCCGGTTCGCTTTGGGTGGCGGGTATTCACGGCCTGAGTGATGCGCAAATCAGTCGTGGGCTAGTAAACCTAGTTGATGGTGGTTTGAGCTTCCCGCCGAACCTATCGCAGTTCATGGAGGCGTGCAGGCGGGTGCCGCCAAGCCCACAGTGGGTCGCCCGAACGATGATCGAAGACCACAGGCCCCGTGGTTACTTGTCGTATTCCGATTGGAAGAAGGAAAACGGCATTGGCTAAGTGCAAACACGGCGAGGTGTGGGGTGCGTGTGCGTGCTGCTACGCGGATGGGGTTAAGAGACTGGCAACTGGCGCGCCCAAAGTGTCGGGCAAAGATAACCCCGCCTATGACTTCCCCGAGGGAACAACCTGCGTTGCTGACCTGACGGACGGAATGAGCTTCAACCAGGGAAACATGCTGAAAGCAATCGTGAGGCTTCACAGTGGCAAGAACTCGCCGGATTACGAACTCGAAAAAATCAAATTCTACTGCGAGCGGGAAGAGCGTTACTTGCGGAACAAACTACAACGAGGACAGGAATAGTGGAAAAGGCTGCAACAGGAAAAAGCCCATTGAGGACTGCGGACCGCTCTACTGGTCGGACCTCGGGCACTGGTGGTTTTGCTCAGAATGTCGAGCGAATCGACAGAGTGACAAAGCGAAAGCAGGCGGCACTTAAACACTACGCCAGCCGGATAGAGCAGGCACAGCGGTTTATCAACCTTGTGGTTGATCCGCAGATTGAGGAGCAGTCAGCGCAGTGGATGGCGAACAAGCACAAAACCCCGGTCTGGATGGTGATTGAGGTCCGCAAGCGCATCGGTTTGAAGGGCCACCAGCGCAAGAAATGTGAGCGTCGCCCGAAGACCACGAAACTACTGGAGGGATGGAAATGAAATTCTCACGGTGGAACTACGGCACATTGAATGCCGCACTGATGGCCCGAGACGATTGGGGCAAAACCCCGGATAGGGTTATAGCGCAGGAGGTGGGTTGTTCTGACTCTGCAATCCACCGATTCAGGAAAACTCACAGCATTCCCGGACCCGAGGAAATCGGCGCACCGAGTTTCCTGGTGGACCGGCTGTTCAAAGAGGCGGGTTGGCTGTGAGGGTTCTTTGGACGGCTGTTGTTTTGTCCGCGCTGTTCTTTTGGCTGGTGCCCGATTGGGTGAAGCATTACCTCTACATTCCTGCGGGATGGGTTGCGGTTTGGTTTGGGTCTGTTGCTTTGTCTCTGACTGTATGGATTTGGATAGAGGACAAATGGAGATATTGGCGTGATTAGCGAAGAACGAGCAGAGAAGGCGGTTGAGTTCATTCGCGACCACGCTGACGAACTTGGAAAGCTGATAGGCCAGTGCAAGGCGCTGGAGCAAAAGCGCAAGGTGGTTCACGGGCAGGCGTTTTTGTACGCACAGGGAACGGTTGCAGAGCGCGAGGCAAAGGCGGCGAGTAGTGACGCATTCAAGGCGGTTGTCGAAGAGATAGAAAACGCGTGGGCCGATAAGGAAACGCTGGCAACCAAGCTAAAGGCCGCAGAGATGACCGTAGACGTTTGGCGCAGTCAGTTCGCGGCGAGTAAGAGGGGGCACGTATGAAGTGTGAAATCGAGATCAATGACGAAGTGCTTGATGAGGTGATTGTCGTGGACCTTAAGAACTCGCTCGCGGCGTGCAAGGACTATGACCCCGCTGACCCAGAAGAAAGGAGAGACCTCCGCAAAACAATCAAAGCCCTAAAGCGAGTCATTGAATACTATGGCGGTTAAGCGCATCCGTGAATCAACCATTGACACAAATTTCAGCAAAGCGTTACGCGAGTCGTATGACTACCGCTGTCAGTATCCAGGTTGTCCAAAATGTGGAAATCAGGACTTACGAAGCGGTGGCCTCGAATGCTCACATTACTATGGCAGGCGATACCGTGGAGGGCGTTGGCACACAGACAATTGTGTCGCACTCTGTCACCCGATCCATGCCTACATTGACACCCACCCCAGCGAGCAAGTTGACCTCATGCGGCGACATCTCGGAGATACCCGTCACGAGATGCTGGTCGAGCGAATGCAGGAAACGTTCAAATACACGCGGGCAGAGAAATGGGAAATCAACGAACACTACAAGCGCGAGCTGAAGCGGCTTGAGTTCATGAGGGCTAACGGAGAGCAGGGGTTTATCCCCCTGATTGCCTATGACTAGCAGGGCCGAATACAAGCTCAAGGAGTGGGGGAGCTGGGTTGAGCGAAACATTGATTGGGCTGATCTATTGGGCGAAAACATTCTGCACAGGGCAGGCATTCTGTCGGGCCGCGTGCAGGAGGGAACATATGGTCACAAGGTTCTTTGCCCCGATAGTCCCCCCTCGGTCCGAAAAACAAATCGAGCTGTGCAGAGGTTGAGCGCCGTTGAGCGTGACGCGCTGATTCTCTGGTATTGCCTACCAGTCAGGCACGAAGACGGAAAACCCCATACCAAACAAGAGCTTGCAGGTTTCCTAAGAGTTTCGAAAGAGACATTTAAGAAGAGACTTTACCGGGCAAGAAGAAATTTCAGGAAAATGCTTGACCACTGTATAAAAACACAGTAGTATCGGGGGTGAGAGATAACGCCTGCGTTTTACGGAACGCGGGTTTTTTTGTGTCTGGGAGTCATGGACGAAGATAAGTTGGATGCGTACTACAGGCAGGTTTTCGGCTTGCACGAGTACGACCACGACAACGAACGAATAGAGCAGCTGCGTGATGAAAACGGATTTCGTGTGGATGGCTGTTACAGGGTGACACCGATACCGGAATGAACAAACTCGCACTACTGACACTATTGCTCGTCGGTTGTGCGTCCACGCTCACCCCTGATGAACGCCAATACAGGGACGTGGAAAACGCCCTCAAGTGGGATGCGTGTCAGAAGATTTACGCAGAACACGGAAAGCCAACCATTAGCAAGCACGCCCACGGCAGAACACGAAAGCACCGGCCCCACGAGGTCCGAGAGGACCTGATCCTGAACAACTGCCAATCAATCTTGAGGGACTGGGACTAATGGAACTCAAGGTATTCCTGGTGAACATCCCGATAAAGACTGACGGACCAGCAGAAATATGGGTTGGTGGTGAGGTCAGGGCGGAGACGCGGGAAGACGCTGAACTGATAGCCGAGGAAAACGGCTACGAGCTACTAGGACCGTTGGTTGAGGTGGTCGAAATCTCCGACGAAGAGCTTGACGCAATCTCGGAGACCATGAAGCCAGAAGTTATTCATTGAGCAAGGTAACGGACATCAACGAATACCGCTGGCAGAAGCAAATGAGGGAGCTGCTTGACTGGTATGAGAATACCGACGATTTGCAGGCGGTTGTTGAGGCTATTGAGCTTTGTGACAAGCAGGAAACAAAAGACGAATGAAACTTAAAGCAGCTTTAATTCTCCTGCTGGCGTTACCGGCCCACGCTGACGAGATTTCTATTACCCGTGAAGGTTCAGCCGAGTGGGTTTGCACTGATAACTCAGGATTGGCACTGTCGAATCACACACGGCTGGATAAGGCGATTGAGTCTTGTGCGAATCGCTCGTTATCGGACGGTCTTGAATACCGGGTAGTGCCGGGTTCTGAATACCGGGTACAGGCAACGATTGACGCTATCCCCGATCCAGACCCAGACCCCGATCCTGAACCGGACCCGGACCCAGACCCACCTACGGGCTGGCCGAGTGAAGTTCCGGCACCTTTCGCGGGCTGGGACAATGAGCCTGCATCGTATCGCGCCGTATCGGTAGGCAGTGACGATCAGAGTCTGTCGTGCTCAAACGACGCAATTCGGTATTCGGGCGGCGGCAATAATGGCGTGATTGCTATCACGGCCAACGATTGCACGATCGTTCTGGATATCACCGGGTCAACCGTTCGAATTTCGGGTAGCAACTACGTTGTTCGTGACTCAGAGATTGATGGCGCGGGCGTTACGACAAAGAACGGCCTTTCGCTGTCTGGGAATAACGCCGTTGCGTACCGGGTGAAATCACACCATCTGGGCGGCAACGACCGACACGGCTTCACGGCGGGTGAGAATGCTCGAAACGTCTGGATCATCGAGAGCGAGGCGTATTACTGCTCTGGCGATGGTTTCCAGGCGGGCCACCAGCTCGAGGGCACCAGGCCGGATGGTATCTACCTGGTTCGCAACGACTTCCACGATTGCCGCGAAAACGGGCTTGACTACAAGTACCTTCAAAACGTCTACGCCGTGGAGAATCGCATCTGGAGCCACAGCTTTGCAGCAAAGAACTCTGTGTGGTGTTTGCCGGACAACCCGTCCCGGTGCTGGGAACAGAACTCAGGCTCTGACGGGCAGGGCATAGTTGTCGGGTCTGACGGCGCACCAATCAACACGTATTTCTACCGCAACGAACTCTGGGACAATGAAGGCTGTTTCCGCATTGAGGACGGGCAGGGTGTCACGGTCATTGACGGCAACATTTGTCGCGACACGGACGGTGCCGAGGCGGTGGGCGTTCAACTCGACAAGCGCGGCCCTGACGTTCGCATCCTGAATAACACCTTCAGCAACGTTACACGGGCAATTAACCAGAACTGGCGCGATCAATTCAGCCTGACCATTGACGGCAACACCTTCACAGGCGTTAACAGCCCGGTAATCGTGCTTGAGTCCGGTTCTGTGGTGAACAGCTCAACGCTGACGAACAACGTATTCGATGCGGGCGCGAGCATTGACTGGAACGGTGTTTCCTCGCCAGAGAGCGTGAGTTCAACCAACACGAGACAGTAAATGGCTATTGAAACTGACATTCGGCGGTCTATTGGCGAGCGTGCAAAGCAGTTTGTTTTGTTTGTGCGTGAAGCACGAATCATTGCAACGCAGTTTCGCGACGAATTGACTAACGCCGGCAGCATTCGGGCGGCCCGTGTTGTGCAGCTTCAGAACGCACTGGCACAGGTGAAAACGAACATCACAAACTGGCCTTATGGCTCGCTGATTAACGCCGCTGTGCGAACACGAGTCGCGCAAGAGTACCCTGACACTTACGCGAGCGCCGCTGCTGTGCAGACCGACATCCAAGCCACCAATGTGCTATTCAACGCCTTCACGACAGAGATGGACGCGCTGATTGCGCTGGCGAATGGTCGTGGTCAGTTGTATTCGTCTGACCCTGTAACGAACCTTGAAACCTACCAAACACTCGACGCACCCGACACGGATGCTGCCCTTGCCGCCGCTAACGCGCTGATCTCTGGCATTAACGGTGCATAATGACGGTCGCGTATGACGCAACGAGTGCGCCGGGAACCTTCTCGGAAGACACTACTCCGCTAACGTGGACGCACACGCCTGTCGGAACCCCGGCAGGCGTTGTTATTCTGAATCACGGCTGGATAACAGCCGCTGACACAGTCACCTATGGCGGTGTTGCTGCGACGGAGATGGCAAGCTCACCGCTTGAGGAATCGGGAACTGGCGAGAACACAGTGGCTTCAGCTTGGTTTCTCGGTGCGAGTCTTCCCACGGGCGCACAGACGGTTTCAGTCGGTGGCGGTAACGTTGTACTTGAGCCGTCTGCAATCACGTTTACAGCGGCTGCCGATATGGTTGTTCAGGATGACCTGACCTATGAGGCAGACAGCACCAACGCACCATCTGGAACGCTAAGTCTCGGTGGTAATGAATGTTATTGCGGCATTACATGGCGCTCAGGTGAGAATAACCCCGGTTCAGTTTCTCCGGGTTCGGGCTGGACACAACGTATGGAGTCAGATATTGGCTCACAGTCTATTGGTGACTACACCTACGACACGATAGGCACCAGTGATGTAGACATATCCGGGTCCATGACGCAATCAAATGATGACCTTAGTTTGATTGCATGGGCTATCACTGAGTCGGGTGGGTCTAGTGGTGCTGCGATACTGCCCGGTTTTCAGAACACAAACATATTCAGACACATGATTACGAGATAATTATGGGACGTATTTATTCGGTTTCATTCACAGACGTTGCGGTATCGGCGGCCCAGGACCTTTTTCAGATTGAGGCCAACACAGTTCCGGCGATCATCCACGCCGTTTACCTGAGTCAAAACTCTGACGTTGGTGATGCAGCCGCAGAAAACCTAACGGTTCGTTTGCGTCGTGTTACGGATGCGCTAACGAACGTAACCGCAGAGGCGCAAATGGATTCTGGCGATGCGGCGGCCAATGCAGACCTGAACGTTAATGACACAACCGCATTAACTACCGGGGCAGCGACGCTTCACGCTGAAGCATGGAATATTGCAATGCCCTTTGTTTACTTACCGCCTCCTGAGCTTCGTCCGATTGTCGAGGTGGGAAATGTAATAACCGTGAATCTTGTATCGGCCCCGGCTGACGCATTGACGATGAGCGGAACTATGTACTTCGAGGAGATCGGCGGATAGCCGGTCAAGACAATCAGACTATTGGCCCGCCTTGTGCGGGCTTTTTTGTGAACGGGAAAAACGATGGCAAATCTTCAAAAGTTTTTTGGTGACACGGTTCGGGTTGAACAGCAGCACCCGAAGTTCGGCGGTAAGTGGCGTGTTTACAAGACAGACGATGACGGCATTTTTCAGATCGTGGGTGAACACGACGAGGAATCAGATGCTGTTGCCGAAGCGGAATCACTGGGGGGTTAGAAATGGCATTTTTGAATGATGAGGTCTATGACCAGGGCCTTGATTACGCAGACACCAACGGCACGCGTATTGACATTACGTCGCAAGAGGCGACCACGTACACGGAAGCAACGAGCACGTACACGCTGGGTAACGACACGGTGAATACTGGTGCAACGCAGAACGGTGCGGTCGATGGGCGGCGCGTGATTGTTCCCGCTATTTCGGCAGGATCGGTCACGGGTACGGGTACGGCAGCAGACTGGGCGCTAACAGATGGCGCGTCTATTCTTGTTGCTACTGGTGACCTGAGCGCCTCGCAAGCGGTAACGAGCGGTAACACTTTTAGCCTTGATGCAATTAACTTGACGATTCGCGACGCGACGTAATGACATATGTCGGTATTTCGACCACCTATATGGAGGCGATATTACCTAAGACGTAAGGCGGTATTCGGGGCGCAGGGCACTCATGCTCTTCTGGCCAACGATGTTGAATCAGCGTCCGAAGTAACCAACCCCTCTGTATCACAAGCGCATTCGTTATCAGCGACGGACATACAGAGCACCTCTGAGGTCTCTAATCCGACACCGGGTCAGGTTCACGGCTTAAATGCAACAGATGTCCAGTCCACATCTGAGGTAACCAATCCCGCATTATCCGAATCACACTCGCTAAATGCGGCTGACATTGAGTCTGCTAGTGAAGTTACTACTCCGACTGTCGGTCAGGTCCACGGGATTCTGGCCAATGATGCGGAGAGCGCATCTGAGGTTGGCAATCCTGCCGTTACTCAGGCGCATGGCCTTCTTGCTTCAGACATCAGCTCTACGTCTGAGGTGGGCAATCCGACACTATCGGAATCGCACACGCTCAACGCAAGTGATATTGAGTCCGCGAGTGAGGTCACTGTCCCGTCAGTGGGTCAGGGCCATAGCCTTAGCTCCGCGAGTGTTGAGAGTACGTCTGAGGTAGGTAACCCGTCAGTCACGCAGGTTCATGGCCTGCTGGCGGCTGATGTTGAGAGCGCCTCAGAAGTATCAACCCCTGTTCTCACAGAGGGTGAGCACGCGCTACTTGCTGAAGACATTGAATCGGCAAGTGAGGTTGGTACGCCGAGCGTGGGCCAGGCCCATGCACTGCTAGCTAACGACATTCAGAGCCTCTCAGAGGTATCCACGGTAAACCTCAATGGCGTGGGTGCCGAATCCCGCAAGTCCGGCAGGGGCAAACGTAAGCGATATGTCGTAGAGGTTGAGGGCGAGTTCTTTGAGGTTGCGAGTGTGCAGGAGGCCCAAAGGGTTCTCCAGCAGTTACGTGATCTGGCAGAGGAATCAGCAGAGCAGGAGGTTCAGACATCTGTAACCCCGAAACCTCCTCGGGTCAGCATCAGGACAGCAAAGGGCAAGACATCCACATCGAAGCCACTTGCCCAAGCGGTCAAACAAACACAGAAGACAATCAATCGCGCTTATGTGCAGGCTGCGAAATCCAAGCGTCGTGACACAGAGATAGCACAGCTAATCACGCGCAAGATTCACGAAGAAGAGGAAGAGGCGTTAATCGCCTTACTTATGTAGATGGGTAAAGGCAGTAACCGCAGACCTATAGACACCGATCCAAAGATATTTGGGGACAACTGGGATCGGATATTTAACGGAGGTAAAGCGTGTCAAGAGACGAAAGTGGACGCTTCCTTCCCGGCAACCCAGGAGGACCGGGAAGACCGAAGGGTAGCCGCACAAAGCTCTCAGAAGCGTACTTAGCTGCATTAGCGGATGACTTTGAATCAAATGGTGTTGAAACCATTGTCAGGCTACGTGAGGAACGTCCTGACGTATACGTGGGGGCAATTGGGAAGCTGATGCCGAAGCTGCTTGAGTTGAGCGGCCCTGATGGTGACAGCATCCCTGTGAACGGCGTTGTTAGATTTGTCAAATCCAAACGAGATTGATTGGGAGTTTGCCGATCACGTACAGGAGGTTTGGGAGCCATATCGAATCAAGATACTTAAGGGTGGCCGTGGTGGTGTTAAGTCATGGACCGCAGCAAGGTATCACCTGATAGATGGATACCAGCGCCCCCTTAGAGTCCTTTGCGGCCGTGAGATTCAAAAGTCAATCAAGGAGTCTGTGCATCAGCTCTTGTGCGATCAGATTGAGTTGCTGGGCTTAGGTGACTTCTACGACATCTATTCGACCGAGATTAGAGGCAAGAACGGCACCCGGTTCGCTTACGCAGGTATATCGCAGCTCACGACAGACTCTATCAAGAGTTATGAGGGCTATGACCGATTCTGGGGTGAGGAATCGCACACGTTCTCGCGCCGCTCCCTGGACATACTGACGCCGACATTCCGCAAGGATGGGTCCGAGTTGATGTTCACGCTCAATCCCGAGCTGGACACAGACGAAATATGGGTGCGGTACATAGAGCAACCTGATGATGACACACTGATTCTGGATTGCTCGTACCACAACAACCCGTGGTTTCCCGAGGTGTTGGAACGAGAGCGCCAATCATTCTTGAGGCAGGTCGAGCAGGGTAAACGCCGTCAATACGAGTATGACTGGATATGGGAAGGCAAGTGCAAGCCCGCTGTTGATGGTGCGATCTACCCCGATGAGGTGGCCGCAACGCTCAAGAACGGCAGGCTTTGTGAGGTGCCGTTCGATCCTACGTTGGCCGTTCACACTATCTGGGACCTAGGTTGGAACGACCTGATGGCCATTGGTGTGGTTCAGGTATCGGCTGGTGGTGTCCGAATCATTGACTATATCGAGGACAGTCACCGCACATATGAATCATACGTAGAGGAACTGAAGGCCAAGCCCTACGCACACAAGTACAAGCTGGCATGGCTGCCTCACGACGGTAAGGCCAAGAACCCGCAAACGGGTAAGTCTCCCATTGAGCTACTGAATCAGCTTGGCTTAGACACAGATTACAACGGTATTCCCGACATAGGCGTGAAGGCAGGCATTGAGGCCGCACGCCAGATGTTCCCACGGGTGTACTTCGATAAGACAAATTGCACACCGCTCTTTAACAGACTGAGGCGGTATGCACGTGTGATCTCACCGACTACCGATACACCGATGGCCCCGAAGAAGGACGAGAACACCCACGGGGCGGATATGTTTCGTTACATCGCGGTGATTGAGAAGCAGCTAAACAACGACACGGACGATATGACACCGATTAACTACAGCAATACGGGCATCGTATGAGTGCGCTTGACTTCGAAAGGTTCCAGCTAGGTCGATGGTGGGACCAGATCAAGGACAACCCCGAGCAGATGTTATTGGGTGCGGCCACACCGGTTGGTGCTCAGTTGTGGGGCGGTTTGCTGGGCAAGGACTACGAACCCTTGGTGAATATGTGGGGCGGCCCCACTGATTCCACCTGGAACGCAGCAGCAGAGCAGGGTGTTGATAGTGGTGACGCTCGTAATGCTCACGCGGTGGCCGAGGGAATAGCGAAACTATACACGGCGAATTACTTTGGTGGTGATCCCTCTGGGTTATTGGGTGGCCAGCAGCAGACACCGGATAACACATCGACCCTGCTTGCTATGGAGCAAGAGAAGCGCAAACGTGAGATCGCGAAGAATCGTCCGAAGCTCACCGGCAGGGGATTGATCTAATGCCCGATATGGTGGCTTTAAAGGGCGCGATAGACGCTTACTCTGAGCGTGCGCTGGGTGCTTATACATCAGGCGATGAGCTGTCACGTCAACGCTCATTGGCTCTGGATGCCTATCAGGACAAGGTCATTGACCAGGCACCTGAGGGGCGCTCAGAGGTTCAGGACCGTTCTGTATTTGAAACGGTGCAATGGATTCTGCCCTCACTGATTCGCATCTTTGCCAGTGGTGCCAATGTGGTGGAGTTCAATCCCACTGGCCCGGAAGATGAGGATGTGGCCAAGCAGGAGAGCGATGTTCTCAACTACTTGGTGACGTGCAAGACCGATTGGTTTCTAACGTGCATGGAGTGGTTTCAGGACGCGCTAGTAACCAAAAACGCTTATTGCATGGCGTTCATGGATGAAACCCTTAGTCCTGAAGTAGAGCGGTATGAGGGGCAATCTCAAGAGCAGCTTGCGATGTTGTTGCAGGATGATGTTGAGATTGTTGGATCGCAGGAAAGGCTGGACGAAGAGAACCCAGAGCCTGTCATTGATCCCATGACTGGCCAGCCTATGGTTGATCCGTTCACCGGCCAACCGATGATGCAGCCGCGTGTGATCTATGACGTGGAGTTGCGCAGGGTCAAGGCCAAGGCCAGTCTTAGGTTGCAGGTACTGCCCCCTGAGCGCTGTTTAGTGGGTGAGGATACCCCGTCATTCCAGATTGATGAGGATTGCAACTACTTCGAGTACTACGATCTTCTGACGGTCTCAGACCTTCGCAAGCAGGGCTTTGATGTTCCTGACGATATTGGCTCTGATGACATGGCCGATACGTTAGAGGACCTCTCACGCGATGAATTGATGAACACGCGTGATGACGATATTGATACGGGTGATCCGTCAATGCGTCAGGTCAAGGTAAGAACAATCTGGATTCGTCATGACTATGACGAAGACGGTATCGCTGAGTTACAGAAGGTTATCCGTGTCGGTGAGGATATCATCGCGCATGAGCCTGCTTCTCGGATTCCGGTTGCTTGCATTGTCCCGTTCCTGAATACACACCGTCATATCGGAATGTCGGTTGCTGATCTTGTCTTTGACATTCAGCGCATTAAGACGGCGATGCTCCGCTCTGGATTGGATTCGCTTTATCTGGCAACAAACCCACGTCATGCGGTGTCGGACAAGGTCAACTTGGATGACATGCTCACGTCGCGTCCGGGTGGTTTGGTTCGACTGAAGAACGGCGGTGTTCCGGGCGAGGGACATGTTCTCCCCCTGCAAACAGAAAACACATTCCCCCACGCGCAACAGGGTCTGATTCATATGGACTCTGTCATTGAGAGTCGTGTGGGTGTTAACAGGATGTTCCAGGGTATCGACCAAAGCGCGATGCCCTCAACCAACGCGCACAACGCTATCGGTCAGTTATCAACAATGGCCTCTCAGCGTGTAGAACAGATCGCAAGGATATTCGGTAATGGCATGGAGCGGTTGTTCTCTATCTGCCATGAGCTGGTTATCAAGTCCGGTCACTCGATGGAGGCCATCAAACTCAACGGCCAGTGGATTGACGTTGATCCAACGCAGTGGCGAACGGGCAGGGATATGAAGGTTGTTGCTCCGTATGCGGCGGGTAACAAGGATTCATTGTTACAGCGCTTGATGATGATTTCTCAAATCCACGAGAAAGCCCTAATGGGTGGCTTGCCGATTGTTGACGCTGTTGACGCTTATGAATTGGCGCTTGAGATTGCTGAGGCTGCTGACGTGCCGGGCGAGAGGTTCTTCACTGATCCTCGGACTGTGCCTCCGAAAGAGCCGCCACCTGACCATACGATGATTGCTCTTGAGATCGAGAACAAGAAAGCTGACAACCAAGCGGCTGATAGTGAGCTGGACGCACAGGTCAAGGCTGCTCAGGTTCAATCTGATGCAGATGTTAAGCGATACACGGCAGAGCTTCAGTCTCAGACGCAGCTTGCTTTGGCACAGATCAACAATGGTGTGAAAGTTGACCTTGAGAAGTTCAAGGCTGACGTTAAGAACATTCCGGTTGAACAGGGCAACAAGGCGATTAATGAAACGGGCGATGCGGTCAGGGAACTGCGCGCGGTTGCTGAAGCGTCCATTGCTAGTGTGGCCGAGGCTATCGAGGAGCTGAAAGCCCAGCAGACCGCACCAGTCAAGATTGTGCGCAAGAACGGCAAGATTGTGGGCAAAGAGGTCGGAGGTCAGTTCGTACCGCTTGAGGATGCCTGATGGCTTCCATTACCCCGAACAATGGGCGGGTAAACTTTGTATCTACATGGGACCCACATACCTATTGGGAGTTAAACAGTACTAATCTCGGCACCAATTACGGTGACGATAACACTGCCGGTGGCGGTGATAACACAGCCGTAGCCTCCGGCGACATCTCGACGCAAGAATCTTACGACGGGATGAACAATCAGAACGATCCGCCTGCCAATGGGCAGTTTGACGTTGATCTGATTAATGACGCCGCATGTCTGCTTTACATTCCGGCTGGCTTGGCGCACAACACGGTTCGCGGCCTGTTTCACAATGGCGGCGGCACCAATGCTCAAGGTGCGTTTTTGCGGGCTACTACCACGGGCGTCGAGATTGCGTTGGCGCACAATAACGGTGGTGATCTAGGTGACTACCTGATTGAGGAGATACCCGACGCCGACCTGCCTGGGTGGTTCTGTGTCAGCTTCCAGTACAACTCATACGGCGGCACAGAGGGGGATTGTGCCCTTTGGCTGAACGGCACTGCAGTACGCAGTGGAACTAGGGTTTACACCCTTGATTATGGTTCCGGTAATCCGGACTTCGGCAACAATAATGGGCGCGAGCCAAATGCTTCGCAGGTTCTAGACCCATCAAGCTACAGCGGTGGTGATTGGGGCGGCAACAACTCAATCAATGGCACCGGGATACTCATTGCCAACTTTGCTTGCGACAACCCATCTGGCGGGGCAAGCGATACATCCGCAGGTAACGGCAACACTTGGCATACCGACTACTATGACGAGCATACATCGTCATCTGTTGATGACCTGCTTGCCAATGATGTTGAGTCGGCATCTGAGGTAACAACACCAACATTGGGCCAGGTTCAGGCCCTGACATCGGTAGATGTCTCGTCGTTGTCTGAGGTTGGTGCTCCCTCGGTAGGCCAGTCGCACAGCATCAATGCGGCGGATGTACAGAGCGTATCTGAGGTTGGCACCCCGTCAATCAGTCAGACCAGCGCGTTAACGGCCAATGATGTTCAAAGTACATCTGAGGTCACCAACCCCAGCGTTTCTCAGGCTCACTCGCTCTTATCGAGTGACATTGAAAGTCTGGCCGAAGTTGAGAACCCCTCACTGGGTCAGGCGCAATCGCTTCTTGCGAATGACGCTGAGTCAGCGAGCGAGGTTGGCAACCCGACCCTAACGGAGTCGCACGCCCTAACGTCAAGCAGCATTGAGTCAACGTCAGAAGTTGGCACGCCCACAGTTACGCAAGCGCACGCAATCGCGGCGGCTGACATTGAGTCAGTTTCTAGCGTTGATACGCCGTCGATTAGTCAGGCTCATGGCTTGTTATCCGCAAGCATTGAGAGCGCATCGGAAGTATCCACTCCGACGCTTGCAATTGGCGTGCATGACCTTCTAGCGAATGACATTGAGTCTGCCAGCGAGGTTAGCAGTGCCACGGTAGGTCAGATTCATGCGCTGTTATCTACAGATATAGCGTCATCCTCAACGGTGTCCACGCCGAGCCTAAACAGCGGTTCTCAGGGGATCGTTGACCACTGCATAAATTACGGATGGCGCAGGAATAGAACCAGGGGGTTACGGAGGGTCTAGTGACCGCTAAAGCAGACCGGGCGCAGGCCCTTATTGATGATCCTGTACTGAAAGAAGCATTCGCAAATATACGCGAACTTTATCGGGACAAGATCGAAGAAACGCCAGTAAGCGATGACACCGCATTGCTGGATATCCGCAAGATGCTCTACCTACTCAGACAGGTTGAAGAAAACCTTCACACAATGATCCAAGACGGTCATGTGGAGGACTTCAACGTATCCGAGCAGCAGGGCAAAGGCATATTGAGGAACTTGTTAAATGTCAGACAAACCAACTAATGAGGAAGTGGGCGCACTGTTCTTGGGTGAAGAACCCGAAGCAGCAGAGGTAGAAGAAGGCGGAACAGAATTTGTAGAGGCCGCCGAGGAAGAGCTACCAGCAGGCGATGACCTTGAGGTCACTCCCGAGGTGGAGGGCGATGAATCAGAGGTTGAGGCGGAAGCCGAGGAAAGCCCCGAAGATATCGTAGAGGTGGAGTGGGACGGTCGGCTAATTGAGGCCCCCAAAGCGATTGCAGACGCTCTCATGCGGCAATCGGACTACACCAAGAAAACACAGGACGTTGCGGCTCAGCGTAAAGAGGCTGAATACCTCATTGAGCAAAACAACAACATCAAGGTCCGGTTCGATTTTGCCGAGTCCATTCAGCCAGACATGCTGGAGATTCAGCAGCTTCAGGCAGAGGTCAAGCAGTACGAAGAATACATATCTGCGAACGCAACGCAGATGGACGCACAACAGATTGCAGTAGCGCAGCTTGAAATGAAGCGGCGTGAATCAGCGATAGCCGAGAAGCAAAACGGTCTATCAAACAAGTATCAGGAATTTCAGCAGGCGCAAGAACAATCCAGACAGGAACTCTTGAATAAAGGCACTGAGATTCTGCGGTCGCATGTCCCCAGTTGGGGTGAGTCAGAACAGCAGCAGGTGCGTGATTACGCTCTGAAGCTCGGCTTTACCGAGGCAGAGATAAATAACGTGTCCTACTACAACCCTGACGCCCGTCAAGTGTTGGCGCTATGGAAAGCGTCACAGTACGACGCTCTGAAAGCGGGATCGGCACCGGCAGTAAAGCAGGTCAAAGAAGCACCTGCGATTAAACCAAAGGCGAGGAATCCAATGCCTGACGATGTCAGGGCCAAGTTGGACCTCAAAAACAAGCTGAAATCCAAGAAAACCAGCGCAAGGGACAAGCAACGTCTCGTGGCCGAAGACTTAGGCGCGCGCTGGGGATAGAGGAATAAAGACATGGCAGCAGTAACAGGTACGTCTAGTTCGTACTCTGTCGGCAGCGGTGGTGGTAACCGAGAGGATCTCGAAGATACCATTCACGAGCTGTTCGCAGATGAGAACTACTTTTCGTCTAACTTCGACAAGGTAGACGCGGGCGCGACCCTCCACGAATGGCTCGGTGACGAGCTTGATCCACCGGGGTCGAACATCAATATCGAGGGTGACGATGCTGCATTCGCAACCATCGTAAACCCGGCTCGTTATTCAAACTACACGCAGATCGTGAAGAAGACCTTCATTATCTCGGGCACGCAGGAAACCGTTAAGAAAGCGGGCCGCAAGTCTGAGATTGGTCGCCAAGCGGTCAAGAAGATGCGTGAAGCTGCGAATGACCTTGAGTGGGCAATTGCACGCAACCAGGCTGGTACCGCAGGTGGTACGGGAACGGGTCGTGCGTTCGCTTCAATCGAAACGTGGATTGGTGCAACGACCGCTGGTCAGGCAGCTACGCAAGTAGTACTGGCAACGTCAACGGCATCCGCTACCACGCCACCGATTGCCTCAGGCACTCCGGGTACGGCTCCGAATGACGGTTCAACGACGGCAGCGCTGACGGAGGCTGATCTTCGTCTTGCTCTTGAGTCGAACTACAACCAGGGTGCTACGACTGACGTGATCGTTGTTAACTCAACCGCGAAGAACTACATCAATAACTTCACGGGCGTTGCAACGCGTAACGTTGACGTTGGCCGTACACAGCAGGCATCTATCACGGGTGCTGCTGACTTGTACGTGTCGAACTACGGCGTGCATAAGGTCATTCTGCACCGTCACGTTCGTTCATCTGTCGCACTTTGCCTTGATAGCTCCCTGTGGGCTGTAGGTAACCTGCGCGGTTGGATGACTGAGCCGCTGGCGAAAACGGGTGACGCAGAAAAACGTCAGATTCTCTGTGAGAAGACGTTGGTCTGCCGCAATCCGCGAGGCAACTCGAAAGTTGTCGCAATCGGCTAAGGCTGAGAGGGGCGGCTTTCGGGTCGCCCCTTCCTTCTGAGGTAATCATGGCAAAACTACGAATCTTCCTTTGTGTCCTTCTCGGGCATCGGTCCATCGTTCTCTATTCGGGAGAGCAGAAGTCGGGCGGCAAGAAGTACGCGCGCTATCTGTCTAAGTGTGAGCGGTGCGGTACGCCGAAGATGGATAGGCAGGAGATTGAGCCTTGAGCAAGATGCTCGGCTGGAACTCGGCGCGTGGTACGTATTACGAATACGACTTTGACCACGATTCCGATGAGGCGATAGTTACCATCAAACAAGACTCGCAGCCGGTCCTTGACTTGGCGAAAGACGAGCGCAACAGCGGATTGAATGACCGCGTAGGCGACTTCAACAAGTACGCCATCATTCCAGCAGCGATTGAGGTAGAGATTCGCCGCAAGTGGGGGATTGATATGTATGACCAAAATCAGACGAAAGAGCTGCTGAAGGTCATCAACGAACATTACCCCCATCTCAAAACGACGAACCTCACACATGCACTATGACGAACTCGAAGTAGCACGCACACTCGCTGAAGAAGGTGACCATGATCGGGCTTATAACCTGACCATGAAGCACCTCAAAGAGAACCCCAATCACCTTGAGTGGTCCTTGCTACTAATTTACTTGATGCTTGAAACCGATAAACCGGTTATCGCGTATCAGCTTTGTAAAAACCTAATTGCGAAACACCCCAGAGTGCCTGCGGTGTATACGAACATGGGTACTGCGTGTCGGGACTTGTGGCGCGATGAGGAATCACTGCGCTATTACAAGCGCGGCATGAGCATGACGAAAGACCCTCAACAGCTTTCCATGTTCGCGATCAACATGAGTTCCATGTTGGTGGACTTGGGCAGGTTTGATGAAGCCGAGAAGTTCTGCAAGCAAGCACTGGAACACAACCCCGAATCACCAAAGGCGCAAGCTAACTTAGGCTTTTGCCAGCTAGCCCGTAGAAACTGGTCAGAAGGGTGGGGTAACTACCGCAAGTGTCTTGGGCATGAGTGGCGACCCAAGCACCAATATTGTGACGAACCCGAGTGGGATGGTAGGGGCACAGGGAATATTGTGCTCTACGGCGAGCAGGGGCTTGGCGATCAAATATCCTTTGCCTCAATGCTCCCTGACGCTATGGAGTGGGCCGATAAGAATGATTCTCGCATCATCCTTGATGTATCGAATCGCTTAAGTAACCTTCTGCGCCGATCCTTTCCTAAGCTCAAGGTTTACGGAACTCAGGGTAATCAGGAGATGTACTGGGACAAAGAAGACCGCAAGGTTGATTACTCTTTGCCCATCGGCCAGATAGCCGAGTACTTCAGAACAAAAGACGAGGACTTTCCGGGCACGCCTTATCTCGTACCAGATGAGGACAGGGTGTTGCAGTGGAAGGCACTATTTGAATCTAAGGGCAAGCCGGTTATCGGGATTGCCTGGAGCGGGGGAATTGCCAAGACGGGCGCTAAGTTCAGGCGCGTTGATCTTGAGCGATTGAGGCCGGTTCTCGAATCTGTAGATGCACACTTTGTATCACTACAGTACAAGCCAGCGGGCAAGGAAATTGCCGCATTCAAAGAGCAATACCCGCATATTGACTTGGTTGAGTACCCCCACGGAACCTTAAGCAACGACTACGACGATACTGTGGCGATGATTGCCGCAATGGATCACGTTGTTGCCATGCATACCACAGCTGTTCATGTGGCTGGTGGGTTGGGGGTTCCGTGTTGGACGCTTGTTCCCATGAACAGTCAGTGGAGGTACGGTCAGGGATACGAAGATTTCCCGTGGGCCAAATCACTCAAGCTCTACAGGCAAACCAAACGGGGGGAATGGACCGAGGTAATTAAGAGGCTAGCCGATGAACTCAGCGCATTGTTCCCCCGGGTACGCAAAGCAACAAAGAAAGCTCCACGAAAAAGGAAACTACGGAATAACAGCCCAGAAATACGGGCAAATGGTGTCGAGCATAATCGACAAGCTGGAGCTTGATACTGTTTTAGACTACGGCGCGGGGTCAAACCTAAGCCTCACACAGACGCTTAAGCCCTCACGGGACATTCGCTATCAACCGTATGACATCGGCGTTCCTGAGTACGCTGACAGCCCCGAGAGCGCAGAGTTAGTCACCTGCATAGATGTTCTGGAACACATCGAGCCGGAATATCTTGAGAACGTATTAGATCACCTCGAAGAACTCACAGAGGTTGTTCTATTTGCGTCTGTGCATATGGGTCCGGCTGGGAAAGTCCTAGACGATGGACGCAACGCCCACCTGACCCAAGAGCCGCCCGAGTGGTGGCTACCTAAGTTTTTAGAAAGATTCGACTTGCAGACATTTCAGATTGTCTCGCCGGTTGAGTTTTTCGTCATTGCAAACAATCGAAGCCTTAGCCTAGAGGCATAACCCGCTAGTTCTCCGAGACAAGGAGCAAAGCACTTGTCAAGGAGAGCAATATGCTCAGTATATTCGTGGGGTACGACCCCAGAGAGGCGTGTGTTTATCACACATTTTGTCAATCAGTAATCGAGCACGCATCGGGACCAGTTCAATTCATCCCGCTGCACCAAGACTTACTACACATTGACGGTCAGCAAACCGGAACAAACGCGTTCATTTTCTCGCGCTACCTGGTCCCTTACCTGCAAGACTACAAGGGCTGGGCGATGTTCTTTGATGGCGACATGCACGTTAACGCAGACGTGTATGAGTTGTTTGAGTTACGTGACCCACAGTCGGCGGTTCAGGTTGTAAAGCACGATTACAAGACCTGCTCACCGCGTAAGTACATCGGCACACCCATTGAAAACGACAACGTTGATTATGATCGCAAGAATTGGTCTTCGGTCATGTTGTTTAACTGCGCACACCCCTCAAATCGTTACCTGACACCAGAGACGGTATCAGAGGCGGGCGGTGCGTTCCTGCATCGCTTCCAGTGGCTCACTGATGAGCAGATTGGTGGACTGCCTAACGAGTGGAATCATCTTGTGGGTGAGTATCCCGAGATGAATGCTCGGCTGTATCACCACACGCTCGGCTCACCGGGTTTCGAGCACTACAAGGATTGCGAATCCTCTCGCGAGTGGAATCGCTACTTACTGAACGCCCTGCACATGGTGGGGGAGCATCCCACGGAAATGGTGCGCAGGGCTTATTGGAAATCGCCTTTACGCAAGGCTAGCTAGGAGACACGGCCATCGCTGTTATCACAAACTACGCCACGTTGCAGACGGCGGTGGCCGATTATTTGGCTCGAAGTGACCTAACGGGGTTCATTGAGAACTTTGTGCAGAACGCGGAGAACAAGCTGTATCGCTCTCTGAACCTGCGCAATGAAGAGACCGCACTGAACGTGTCGATTACCTCGGGCGTAGCTGCGGTTCCCTCTGACTTTAAGGCGCTGAAATTCGCCTACTACGACGGCACACCCACTGACTTACTTGAGTGGGTGACGATTGAAGAGCTGTACAACGACTATGCTGACCGCTCTTCTACCACTTCAAACCCCTGCCTGATTTCCCGCGAGGGTTCGAACTTCGTGTTTGGCCCTGTAGCGAGTGACGGCACCCTTCGGGGCATTTACTACGCCAAGCAGGACCCACTGAGAACAACGGACCCATCATGGTATGCCACAAACGCACCCGAAGTGCTTCTATATGGTTCCTTGCTGGAAGCTGAACCCTTCATCGGCAATGATCCTCGTATTCCCGTGTGGCGTGACCTGTTTAGTGAGGCCGTTGAGTCTCTATTGCTTGAACAAGACAACGCAGAGCACTCGAAGGGCTATTTGATCCAGAGGGTATCGTGAGCGAGGTTAAGTTCAACTTCCTGAACTACCGGCCCGCACTCGAAGACGAGCAAAATCAGGGGCTGGTCAAGGCTGAGAACGTAGTCCATGAGGTGGGGGGTTATAAGCCTATTCATCTGCAAAGTGCTGGCGCGTTTTCTACGGCTGTAGCTGGTGTTTCGTATAGCGCAATGGCAAAGCCCATTGGCTCGCAGGGTGACGTGCTAGCTGCGTGGGTTAATGGTAATTCATTGCATGTTGGCGTGAACGGGGTCACATCCACCTCCACCACGACTGGTTATCCGCTTTCATTTGCTACTTCCGGATCATCGCCGTTTATCTACGCATTGATGTGTGTGAGGCGGAGGGGAAGGTGTTCTTTACCGTTGAGGCCCGTCAGACCGAGCAGGGACCTATTACGGCCACATTGGTTCACTCTGGTTATATGGACTTCTGATGAGTAAGCCGACTCAACCCTCGGGTACAGCGACACAGGGAGGTCAATACACGGTTCCAGCGGTGAATGGCGGATTAACGTGTGCGCCCGTCCGTGACTTTGTTGTGGTGGGTGGATTGGTTGGTGACCGATATTCAATTCAGTGGAACGCCATTGGCGATATTACAGACTGGCCCATCCCAGCTACTGATGATGCCCGCTCAAAGCAGGCTGGCAAGCAGACCTTTCCAACGGAACATGGATTTGTGACCGCTATTGCGGGGAATGATTTCTATGCCTACGTGTTCCAAGAAAGGGCCATCACAAAAATGACCTATGTTGGTGGTGATATTGTCTTCTCGTTCGACACATTTGAGGAAGATCGCGGGTGTCGGGCGCAGGGCTTGTACGCTCAGATTGATGACAAGGTGTTTTTTGAGTCGGACCGGGGCAAGCACATGGTCGAACATGATCAAGTGTCTGACATCAGCTTTGGGGCAACTACCTAATGGCTATTACGGCGAATCAGGGGCACGTTGCGGTCAACACCGCTAGGGGTCTGGTCTTTTTCCCTGACGGGGAATGCTACAACTACAAAACCAATCAATGGACTGACTGCGATGCTTACGCTGATCAGTCTATGTTTAGTGTTAACGATGTTTTTGCCTCTATTGGGATTGTTCGGGAAAACGCAAACGCTTTTGACTTTCAGGTTCAGTCCACCTCGGGTGTGGTTCAAGACGCTGTGATTGAGACTGGTGCGGTTGAATCTGCACCGGGTCAAAGGGTCCGGGTGTCTGGTGTTCGACCTCTAGCCAATGGCGGCACGTACTCGGTAAGGGTGGGCACACAAGACAATATTGGTGATTCGGTTTCCTGGTCCGCGTCAACATCCGTCACCGCAAGAACGGGCAAGGCTGACTTCAGGGAAACAGGCCGATACGCACGCGTAGAACTAACTGTAACCGGGGGCTTTACGACATTACTCGGCGTTGACGTTGAGGCTGTGCCTACAGGCCGTGTCTGAGCTTAGGGGTTACACATCGGACCAGATTCCTCATGTTTGGGAAAGGGTTAAGGACCACATTCAAAGGGCTTTGGACCGAGGCTCCGACTACACACTGCACGAGATTCGCATGGGCTTATGTACGGCCCAGATGCAGTTGTGGTGTTCACAGAATGACAAAGAGATTGAGGCGGCGTTAGTCACCACAATCCAGAACAAGGGGCACATCAGATGGTGCCTTCTATTAGCGGCTGGCGGGTCGAATCTTGATGAGTGGGTGAAGTGGTTACCCATTGTTGAGGATTGGGCCAGAGAGAGCGGCTGCGACGAAATGAGAATTTACGGTAGACGCGGATGGGCGAGGAAGATCGGCTATACCGAGGTATACACCAAAATGGTGAGGACGCTTTAAATGGACAGTGGGCCAAGAAACGTAACGAGCACAACGACAACCGAGATTCCCGCATTTCTACAGGGGCCACTTGAGCAGGCCACCCGTGGGGCATCGGATCAATACTTCTGGAACAGCTCTGGAGGCCGAGCGGGGCAGGATGCTATTCAGCAAGAACAGGGTGTTGATGCGTTGTTCAATCGCGGTCAGACCGGCTCACCCTTAGTGCAGGGCGCGCAGGGACTAACATCAAAGACGATTGCGGGCGATTTTCTCTCACCTGATAGCAACCCCTACCTTGAACAGACTTTTAACCGTGCTGCCGAGCTGACACGCGGCAGATTGGATTCTGAATTTGCGGGGGCTGGTAGGAATCTGGGTGCAACGATGCCCGCACGCTCCCAGGAACTTCAGGACCTCGCGGGCAGTATCTACGGCGGTAACTACCAGCGTGAACGTGATCGACAGGTGGGTGCGGTGAATCAGGCCCTACCTTTGGCCAATGCAGACTTTACCGACATTCAGGCAATGATTGACGCGGGCGGGTTTACGACCAATCAGTTTATCGACC